TAGATGTGTCAAGAGATGTTTCAGCAGTCTGTCCTGTTATAATGTTTGCATTTATCATCGCAGTTTCAACAGCATCGTTAGCTATTGTTACTGCACCGTTTGCTGCTATGGTTACGTCACCTGATACAGCCACAGGATTAAAATTAGTTCCGTCAGCAACCATGATGTGACCACTGGTGTTTGTACCCATAGTGAGGTCATCACCACTTATTGTTAAGTCACCTGCTATTGTGGCATCTGCACCACTAAATGTTAAGGCTGTGGTTGAGCCTGATTTAATTATCAAGTTGCCAGAACTATTTGTGAAAGCTGCATACTGTGTACCGTCATCTTTTAGCACTACATCTGCATCACCTGCATCTAGTGTAATATCTGCTGCAGCATCAACAGTAAGATTGTTTGCAGAGATAGTCATATCTGTACCATCTCCTTCAATCTTTTCGCTATCACCACCAAATACTATACCAACATTGTTTGGTACGTGTATGTCAGAGGTAGCTGTAAGGTTTATCTTCGCACCTGATGTTATTGTAAGGTCTGTGTTGTCCCCTTCAATCTTCTCACCACTACCAAATGTTATACCAACATCTGCAGGTATTACAACGTCAGCAGTTGCTGTGAGGTTTATATTGTTGCCTGTTATAGTTAGGTCAGTGCCATCGCCTTCAATCTTCTCACCATCATCGCCAAAAGTTAGACCAATGTTAGCAGGGATGTTTATATCACCGTTTGAGCCTACACTAAAGTTTATATCTGTACCATCAGACTCTATCTTCTCAGCACCTGAACCATCAAGAATAAGACCAACATTCGCAGGTATTATAACATCAGCCGTGCCTGTAAGATTGATATTGTTACCAGTGATTGTTAAGTCAGTGCCGTCACCTTCTATTTTCTCTCCGTCATTACCAAATGTCAAACCTATGTCAGCAGGTATGTTGATGTCACCACCTGAACCAACAGTGATACTAAGGTCTGTTCCGTCTGATTCTATCTTCTCTGCTGTAGCAAAAGTTATGCCAACACCTGACGGTATGTTGACATCTGCTGTGGCAGTAAGATTAATGTTATTACCTGTGATGGTTAAATCTGTACCGTCACCCTCAATCTTCTCTCCATCGTCACCAAAGGTTAATCCAACATTTGCAGGTATATTAATGTCAGCACCTGCAACAATATTTAAGTCTGTGCCATCACCGTGTAGATATTCTCCACCTTCATCATTGAAGTATAATCTTTTTGTGCCATCAATTACAACATCATCACTAAACTTAAAATGATCTTCATCTTCCATCCACGAAAACACACCGTCATTTGTTTCACCATCAAATGTTATAGTGATGTCTGTTCCTGCTGTCCCTGCACCAAAGGTAAGTGTGTTACCTAATAACTTTGTGATAGGACCACCTTCATTGGCAGTGCCATCATGTGTGTGTCCTGTTGATGCTTGAAAGGCTGCTAATAACTGATTAAATTCGTCATTAGTGTGGGCAGCCGTGATAACATCACCGTCACTGTATGTAGACTGTCGTGTATACGTTGCTCCCATTTATCTTCTAGCTCCTGTTTGATATTCCATCTGAAATCCCCTAAGTGCGTAAGGGGCTGTTACTCCGTTATCATCTACTCTGAGTGCTACGGTAAATCCTGATCCCTCTACTGACTGTCGTAACAAAGGCTCTGACTGACCACCGTATGTTGCTGTGCCATAAACTCCTGTGCCGTACACAGCCACAATGTCACTAGCAGTAAGAGAGTAAGCTGCAGGTCTTGATGCGTTAGGGTCTTCGTAGTCGTACCTGAGAAACATGTCAGCACTAATAGATGCCTCTGGCTTGTAGCTAACAAGAACACGGTGCATATGTTTGCGTATTCCCGGATCGCCAAAACTTAAATCAGGACTTCTGTACTTACCATCTATAGCTGTTCCGTCAAAGTCATTTCCTACCTCTTGTCTGTAAATGTAACCACCCTCTCCACCATGTATTACTATTGAAGGAGGAACTACTGCTGAAGTGGTAGGCACTGTATCAGTAGCTGTTGGTCTTATACCTTTCATTTTTGCAAACTCAAATGTTTGTCCTCTTAGTGAACACAACACACCCTCAGTGGATGATTGGGCAGTTCCTGTTTTAGTAAAGAATAGCCTATACTGAGTTTTGTTTGGAACAACTAATGAAACAAAATTAGAAGCGTTCATTATGTTATCATTAAAAAAAGATTGTACTGGTATACTAATTGTTCCTAACTCAACGTCACCAATTCTTGCTGTACCTGCAACTGTTCTTAAACCATCAGCTGCCAAGAATATTAGATCACCTGCAAATTCTTGTATTGTCTGTCCGTTTACACATCCAATGTTTCTTGTTACAGGTGCTACGGCAAAGTTGCTTGACGATGTTCCAGACAGTTTAAATATTCTATTTTCACAAAATATAAACAGGTTTTCACGAAAAACTTTAAGACCTGTTATAGTGTCATCTACTTTGAAGCTACCTGCGCCACTACCTGTTGCAAAGTTGTCTTCATCAAATGGCACACTAAAAACTACTTCTTGTGGTGTGCTTGACATACCTGCATAAAACATGTGGTCTTTAAATACTACTACAAACTTTGCTCCTGTAACAGCAGTGCTAACTTCTCCACCCCCTGCTGATGTTACGTCTGTAGCTGCAAATGAGGTGTTGAATACTGTTGGTGCATTGTTTCCGTCTGCAACTATAAGTTTGTTATTACCATCAAAGTTAAAGCGTTCAAATGTATACTTACCTGCGCTTGTTCTACCACTATCTCTTTCTGTCCAAGACCCACTTCCTGCTGATGCAGTGTGTATTTTTTCTCCTCTTGCAGCAACGATGGTATCGTTAAATATACATGCTAATAATATCTCTTCTGTTGATAAACTTGTTTGTGGGACTACATTTGTGTTATACTTTGTAAAGCCATTTATTCTTCTATATCCACCGCCTATGTCTGGCTCAAAGTTTACAAGTTCAAGTGCCTCTCCGGGTTGCATAGCAAATGTAGACTTGTTTAAAACTAATCCACCCTGTAGTGGAAAGACTGCAGGAGTTGTTTGTGAGAGATCAGGCATTAACTTAACGCTCCAGAGCTAAAGTATCCTGTTGGTTGTTGTATTACGGTAGAGCGAATATACTCATATTTATTTACTAACAAGCTTTGCATGTTCTTTATACCTTGTTCAAATCGTGCAAAGTTAAGTTGATATTGTGTTGTCTCTCCTCTGTACTGATAAACAAAAGCTGTAGCTCCATCTATAATTACAGGGTCAAATCGTGTAGGTATAGTCGTTGTGTCTGTTAGTGCTGAAAGATCTGTGGGAAAAGCAAAGTAATCATACTTTAATGTGTAGGCTCTATTAGGAAATGGAAATAGAAGAAAGTTATTATCTAATGTCCTGACTATATATCTAGGCACTGCACCATTATCAAATTGTGCAACAGATGTACCGTTGTCGTGTGTTGCTGCCGTTGTTCCGTTAGCACCTCTTGTACATCCTGTTAACGTGTTAGTGCTAATACCTGTGTATGTTATCTCTTCGTTTTCTATAAATATTTTTCCAGTGCTATCAAAGCCTGTGGAACTTGTAAGATCTATTTCTGTTTCACTAGCGTCTAATGCCTCTGCTAGTGTTGTTGTAACTATCTCGTCCTCTTGTGTCACACTCTCATTGTTAACGTATTCGTTGTATTGCATTATACTTAAATTTGCACCTGATGCCCCTATAGTGCTATTCTTTACTATTCTTGCTGTGTTGTAGTCCACATGCTTTGCATCAGTCGGTATACTATATCTGACTATACCCGGAGAAAGTGTCTGTGTTTTTGTAGTGTGATTGAAGGGATATTGAAACTCCCTTTGATTTATGTATCGTATAGATTCGTTAACAGCATTTTGTGCCTGAACCTGTATACCTCTCGCATTGGAGAAGTTAGAAGAGGTGAGTTGCACTTCATTTAATCTCGCTAATACACTATTTGTTAATGATAAAAAAGTTGCCATTCACCTTGTCCTGATAGTGTAAGGGGCAAGTTGCCCTGCCCCAAACATTTTGAAAAGTTAAGCTAGTAGATCCCTGTCTACTTCGTCAGCACCATCAGCAGCAAAATGCACTGTATTTTCGTTGCCTATTGGAGATACGTCCATGAGCATAGCAAAAATACGGATCTTGCCTTCGGTTGGAGCAGTCGATGTAGCCTGTAGTTCAAGATCAAGCGTATCAGCAGCACCTAATAAAACAGGCACAGAAGCTGTAGATGCAGGAGTGAGATAGCCAATACCTGATGACAAGTTAGATGCGTCATCATCAATGTCGATACCTGCCACGTACTGATCTACGTCTGCAATACCTAAGTTTACGGTGTTACCGTCAGCACCTGACTGAACGGATGCGATCATTTCAGCCCCTGCGTACATCACACATGTATCAGCAGGAATAGTTATCGCTTGCACGATATCCCCTGCAGATAGTGAGTTGATAGCAGAGTTTGAAAAGTCTAGGGTAGTTTGAACCATGTAGGGCTTCCTACTTGGATTTCCAACACCTCTAGCACTAACAACTAATGAAGAAACTGTAGCCATTGTATAATCCCCCCTTAAGCTGCGTTATATTTGGCAGTCACGATTGCCTCAGGTCTGAGGATCTTTCTACCATATAAGTGCATACCACGCACGATGTCAGCAAAGCTGTCAGGGTCACGGTATGTTTCAGTTTTGCTGAGTTGTTCAGCAGTCGCAACAGCAGAACCATGACCTGCAACAATAACACCAAAGTTGGCGTTTTGGTTTGCAGTGCCTGATGTTCCTGCACCTGTTCCAACAGCAGGTAGGTTGCTAGACACGTATAGTCTAAATCCTGCAATGCTAGTTAGGGCAAGTCCATTTTTTAGTTCGGCTGCGTTGAAGTCAGCGTTTACCAACTTGGAGTTCTCGTCACCGAGAAGTTCCATGAAGATTGGGTCAACAACCAACCATCTGTCCTGTGTATCAACTTGCTGTTGATTCAACAGTCTAGCCATTCGGTTAATAATAACCATTGGAGTAACAGCAGCTGTAGAAACAGATGTTGCACCCGGAGCTAGGTTTTGGACAGGGATTGAGTGATCCCCTGCTGATGATG